TTGATTCATTTTAATGCCACCCTTAGGGGTATAGAAACCTTCAGTAGATTCTGAAGAAGCCTTACCATTACGGATTGCATCATCTGTAGCATTTACTTTAGCTTGAACAGCTTGTTGGTCTTCCTCATACCACTCTTGTTTAACTTTCATCAAGTAGGCATACTGAGGTTCTTTACCATCTTCACTACGTCCAACTAAAAATCTAACCTTATCTCCGACATCAGTGTTACGAGAAACAACGTTCTCACGCGTACCACCAACCTCGTCAGGGCTAACAAATTCATAACCACCAGACTGTGCACTAGCAATACGACCTGGACTGTCATTAAAAATATGTAAGTGATAACCTTCTATTTGATGTTCAATAGTTAGTTTACCTTCTGTACCATTAAAGACATTACGCTTACGCTCAGTACCTGTACCAAGACGGTCAGCTGTAGACCTTACTGTTAATGCTTTCTCTTTTTTCTGTTCTAATGTTAATGCTTGTGCCATGCTTATCTCCTTAAGACCAATCGTATGAATCAACGTATTCTTGTTTTGTTTTAAAAAGCCCTTGCTTAATAAACTTATCACATGCTGCTTTCGCATCTGCTGGAAGATTATCATAGCTTTGCTTCTTAATTGATGAGCTACCTCTTGTGGTAGAACTATCTACACTATTACGTGATTGATTGGGATTTTCATATAACTCTGGTATTCTTTGTTTCAATTTCTCATCAAGTTTATCTAAGAAAGCTTTTCCTGTTAGTTCAGGGAATTGTTTTCGTACTGCTGAACCAAGGGCATTAGCAATCTCAGTTGCCTCAACCTCACCACCAAACCATTTGTTCTCTCCTAACCAATCAGCCAGAGAAGGGTCAAACTGCTCTTCTGTCCGTAGTGGTACTTGAGGAACTACTGGTTCTACTTTCTTAGACTTCTCTTCTTTTAAATCTTCAATACGGTCTTCTAACTCAACAACCAAGTCAGCATCACCTTCACGGATAGCTTCTTTACGTTGGTCTTTTAAACTTAATAGTTCATCTTGGAGTTGCTTTTGTTTACGTTCAAAGGATTCCTTTTGAAAAGTTTTAAACTCTTCTGTTGCAGCCTTTAGTTCTGCAATCTCACTATCGTGCTTCTGACGTGTAACTTCTAGTTCTTTCTTAAGTCGGTCATTGTTAGCACGTAAGATAGGATTAATTTCCTTACCACGTTTCTCAAAAGTCTCTGCATCTACCCAGTCTGCCTCATTACCTCGGAACTCTTCTTTAGAGACCCATCCGAAATGACGTGCATTCTTTTCAACTTCAACATTAACTTCTACGTTATCTTCACTCATTATAAACCTTCCTTATGTATAGCTACCACATCTAAATCATTGATGACACGGTACTCTAAATTATCTGCTGTCTCTTTACCTTTGTAAATCAAACCTGAATACTTACCAAAAGTAATAAGGTCTCCTACCTTACACCAAGCACTTGGTTGGTCTGAGTAAGCTGTAGTGCCTAGTTCAATAACCGTACCTCGCATCTGAGCAAGTCGTTCCATATCTACTGTATCTTTAGAAAGTATAATACCTCCTACTGATACTTCTTCTAGGGCTAGGGGTTGTACTAACAACCTATGTCCTACTGGAGTAATGCCACTATTGTTTATCATAGTTAAGCCCTTCCATCATATCTTCATAGTTTACATTCACTATGTTTACAACTGCTGCACATCGACCTTTAATTTCTTCAATGTTGTCATACGAACCTGCAACTAGGTTCTCTTTTAGTTCTTCTCTGCTATTTAATAAAGACTTAAAGAACGCCTTGGTTACTGGATGCTGAGTCCATTCCTGGAACTCCACCTGTGTTAGAATCATTTGCTTCCTCTCTTTGGTTATTACTATCTATTTCAAACGCTTTCATCATCATCTCTGCTTGCTTCATTAGATGGTCTCTATGAGACTTCTCCAACCCAATCTGAGTATTGAGTAAAGCAATCCTATGTCCAGTATCAACACCTTGAGCTTCTGCCATAAGTTTTACTGCCTCAGCTTCCAACTTCTTAACTGTAGCTTGTTTTACTTCTGATTCTTGTGCTAACTTCATTGCTGCTATCTTACCCTTAAGTTGCATATCAGCTTGCTTCACTTGAGCCTTAAGTTGTTCAATTTGAACCTTAGGATTCTGTGGAGGAGGAACTGCATTAGGTCCTTTAGGGTCTGGTAATATCTTATCTATATCTGATACTTTTAATGCCTCTAAGTAACGTAAGTTTACTTCATGTAGGTTGTAACCTGGAGACTGTCTAGCAGCAGCTAGTACAGCTGAAGCTTGCATTAGACGTTGTGAATCTGAAACTACGTTAGGGTCTGAAGAAGGACTAATATCTTCAATAGGACCTTGATAGTCTTCAATGATAATTTTCTTAGAACCAAAAGTAGTCTCAGGTGCTAAGTAAAGTTGATTTAAACGGTATTGCTTTTTAAACTCTTGTTTAAGAGAACGGTGTACACGTTTAAAGATACCAGAGAAAATCTTCATACCTTGCTCAACCATATTACGACTAGTTTCAGCAGGAGTGTTCTGACCTGGGTTCTCACCTACCATAACATCAGTAGCAGAACCAATACGTTCACCATACCCAATTAATAAATTAAGTAAGGTAAATAGCACTTGACTTGGTTCACGTACAGGTAAAGGGAATACATTCTTACGAATGTCATCACCTGTAGTTTCTACATGTTTCCACTCTAAGGGAGCAAACGATTGATTGCCACCGCGAATCTTAAGACCACGTCCCAGAAAGCCTCCAGCAGTATTGGCCATAGTACCAGCATCCATAAGCTGATTGATAATAGTATTAATAGACTCGTTAAGAGGGCCAAGTAATACTCCAAACCCAAGGTCATAGAAACCACCATCAGGTGAGGGGATAAAACTAAATTTAGTAAAGTATTGTTCTGGTTTAATGAATACAATTTTACCACGATGTTTTTCAATAGAACTTTCAAAGTAGTTAGCTACAATGCGTAATACTTTTTTAGATTCTTTATGTACAGTTACAATGTATGGCTCTGCATAACCATCACCATCTAAGTCTAGGTAACGATGCTGCTCTAGTATTTCATAAGGGGTATCTGGGTCTTGTGAAGCTGGGTGAACACCTTGAGCTTTATCTCTTGATTCATTAGGTTCTAAACTACGTGATTGACCTAACTCTGTTTTAGTAAATAAACCACGAACTGTACGTTCGTGTATATCATTCTTACTCATATATAAAATATGTGTAATACGGTTAGCAGTATCTAGACTTTTAGTCCAGTAGTCTACAACCAAATCTTTAGCTAACACCATATCAGAGATGTTACACTTATGTCTAGGAGACCAGTAGGTCTTTTTAAAAGAACAACCAATAATAGGTGTGGTAATTAATACCTTATCCATTTGGTCTTCCCAAGCTTCATCTTGTTCTAACAGTTGATAGGACATATGGTCTTCAACACGTTTAGCTCGTAGAGCCTTCATACCATCTACATCATCACCATTGATACGACATTTAACTAAGTCTGTACCAGTAATTAAAGCAGGGTAAGCCCTTGCATGAAACTGTAAGGCAGCAATAGTAATAAGAGGAAACTTAACATTAGAAGCTCCAGCCCAAGGAAAGGATTTCTGTTCAACTACTTGGAGAGCAAGCTTCATACTCTCATCCATCTTGTGTTCCCAGTCTTGACGGGATTCTTTATCCATATCAAACTCACGAACAACCTTAGTACCAATGGTAGTTAGTTGTTGTTCATCCATATCATCTGCAATGTTAGGAGATGAAAGTAAAAAGGCAGTTCCTTGCTTGTAGTCTAGTTCCATGTATTAATATCCGCAAACGCTTGAGCGTCCGTCCTCTTGGTTATCTTTCATCATACTCATATATTCTTCTTCTTCCATCTCTTGCAAAGAGGAAGCATTATGTACCTGGTCAATTACTAAACCCAACCAACTAGAAGCATCCACCTGGTCATCATGTCTACTCTTGGGGAATCTAACCAACTCATCCTCATAATCAGGATACCAAGAAGCACCCTTATCAAACTTAACACCACCACCTCTTAACCTAGCTTGGAAAGACCTAGCCCTTGCTTGCTTATCTTTAGTAGGAGTCATAGGGTATAAGTTTAAATAACTATTCCTATTGTACATCTCACTTCTTAAGATAGCACCAATGGCCTTTTCAATTGCACCCTTCTCAGTTATAAATAACTGTGGGTCATACTTCTTTTGTAC